CACATGTAAAGCTGGAAAACGAGTTTCCAGCAGCGTCTGACCAACCCGTGCCAAGGCGTAGAACCAAAGGCGATCCAGCCTTTGAGCAGTTCTGGAAAACGTACCTCTCAGCCCCTGTACGAGCTGCCAGTCAGTCCAAGCCCAAAGCCCTTGGGCAGTGGCAGAAAACTCTCCGGACCGAAACCGTTGCCAGCTTGCTCGAAGCATTGGAAACTGAGATCAGCCATCAGCACCTCGCAGCGGGCACGTTCGTCAGCCCCTTGCCTGATTGCTTCCGCTGGCTACGCGACGAGCGTTACCTGACGGTCAACGACCGCCCCCTTAACACCACTAACTACATCCCCGATGTGATCCGATGAAACTGTTCAGCCCAGAAAGCCGTAACCAATTTGTTTTTGCCGTCCTGCCCAAAGCTGCCAAGGAAGGCACCGCACCAGCGTTCCGCACCGTTGATGCTGACGACTTTGATGAAGCGCAGCGCAAGCTCGATAAGTTCCAACTGCGTAACGCTTACCCGTACTGCGTGGGGCGCTACGACGAGTTCGGTCGGTACATGACCCACAAGCCTGCCATCGAAGGCGTCAGCCCTGGCAGATTTGTCCTGCACCCGTTTGCCGATGAGGAGCGCAAGCGCGAGGAGGCATTCTCCTGATGGCACTCAAACCAATCTCCACCGCTGTCGGTGCCCGCAAACTCCTGCAGCGCCTCATCGATGCCAAGCGGTGCGTGCTAGAGGACTTTGACGCACCACCGCCCGGTCACATCAACCCAGGCATGTACCGCAACCTGCTACGCGATCCCGTCGATGACGCTGACCCCAAGGTCGAAGTGGTCAACCCACGCGACTTTGTACCCGCTGAAGAAAACGCCCTGCCCTACTGACATGACCACCGAAAAGCGCCTGCCCGTCAAGGTTTATCTCACCCAAGACGAGAACGACCACCTGCTACGCCAAGCCAAGGAACTGAACATTGAACGCGGGCAGCTCATCCGCCTGCGTGCGCTAGGAGACCCCACAGTGGCCTCTGGCGCCTCTGTAGCCCTTGCCGCGCCCTTCTCCTTGCACGCCTATCAGAACGCTGTTACAGCCGCTTGTAGGGCTGCTAGAGGCAGTGCACCGCGCCCAGTCCTCGAATGCATTGCAGCCGCTGTCCTCTGCTCCCTTCAAAATGAAGTCAAGCCGTAACCTCACCAACCAAGACGTTGCGCACTGGCTCAAACTGTGGGACGACTACCTCACAGCCCTCTACCACCAGACCAATGACCCCCAGAGACCGTCTGAACTCACTGGTGGAATCAGCCGCTACTTCCGTCCAGCCGATCTGCCATACGCTCGATGACGGCAGTGTCCGCGTCTGCATTGGTGACACCTGTGGCACCGTTTCCTCGCACCACCTCGTCGAACCTAAAATCAACCAACTCCAAAGCCTGTACCGGCTAGGTTGATTTCTGTATGATTCCCGCAAACCTCATACAACCGCCTGCGTGACATCAATCAATAACCTCAAGTCAGATCACAAAAATGCCCGCAAGCGGACAGATCGCTCTGCTGCCCTAATTGCTGAATCCCTCAAGCGTTACGGTGCAGCACGCAGCATTGTCATTGATGAAAACAACCGGATCCTTGCTGGTAACGGCACCATTGAAGGCGCCAAAGCTGCTGGCATTCAAAATATCCGTGTTATCGAAACCGATGGCACGGAAATCATCGCCGTCAAGCGCACCGGCTTAACCGAAGACGAGAAGATCGGCCTCGCTTTGGCCGATAACCGCACCAGCGACCTGTCCGATTGGGACAAGGACATGCTGCAGCAGCTCAGCGAAGAGCATGACATCGCCCCATGGTTTGATGCTGATGATCTAGCCGAGATCCTCGGTGAAGTTGAGCAGTTGCCTGCCGAAGGCTTGACTGATGCCGACGACGTGCCTGAGGCGCCCGAGGAGCCGGTAACGAAGCCGGGGGATGTGTGGCTGCTGGGGAAGCATCGGGTGATGTGCGGGGACTCGACCGTCATCACAGACGTTGAGCGGCTGATGGCTGGCGCCAAGGCTGCGCTGATGCACGCCGACCCGCCTTACGGAATGGGCAAGGCATCAGACGGCGTGGCCAATGACAACCTGTACAACGACGACCTCGACAACTTCCAAATGGAGTGGTGGGCAACCTTTCGCCCTTTCTTAGAGGACAACGCCAGCGCCTACATCTGGGGCAACGCGCCGGAACTGTGGCGGCTTTGGTACAAGGCAGGGCTTGGCGACAGCGAACAAATGGAGCTTCGAAATCAGATTGTCTGGGACAAGAAGGCAATTCCAGGGATGGCATCAGCAGCGTTAACGCAGTTCCCTATTGCAAGCGAGCATTGCTTATTTTTTCAATTAGGCAATCAATTTCGCGGCAACATCAACATCGAAGATTTCCCCGAAACTTGGGAGCCTGTGCGTTCTTACATGGAGGGCGAAGCCAAAGCTGCGCAAATCGGATCTGCTGAAATTAAATCCCTCTGCGGCGTGCAGATGTACGGCCATTGGTTTACCCGTTCGCAATTCACGCTTATTCCCGAGAAGCATTACGCCACCTTGCAGAAGGCTTACGTGGGTCGCTTCATCCGCCCTTGGCGCCAGCTCAAGGCTGAATGGGACAAGGTGAAGGGCGGGCCGACCAGCGAAATCCAAGGCGCCCGCAGTTACTTCGACAACGCGCACGACGTGATGCGCGACGTGTGGGAGTTCTCGCGGGTGACGGGCGAGGAGCGTCACGGTCACGCGACACCCAAGCCGGTGGCGATGATGGAGCGCGTGATGAAGTCGAGCCTGCCCAGCGGCGGCCTATGCGTCGAGCCGTTCGGTGGCAGCGGCAGCACCTTGATTGGCGCAGAAAAAGCCGGGCGTGTTTGCTACGCAATGGAGCTAAACCCTGTTTATGTAGACGTCATCGTCAAGCGCTGGAAAGACTTCACCGGCAACACCGCCGTCTGCGTATCATCTGATCAACACTTCACCGAGCAGCAAGAGGCGTTCTAATGGCTGCCCAAAGAGGCACTAAACAAGAAACAATCGACCGCGCTAACCGCTTTGCACGCATCATCGCAAACGGCGGTAGACGCTCGGACTGCATTCGATTTGCCTCCGAGAACTGGGGGGTTGGTGACCGCACGGTCGATCAATACCTTAAGTTGGCACGCGAGATGCTTAAGGCTGACTGGGATATTGAACGCCCGCAGATGATCGCTGATCTCCTATCCCAGTGCAGCACCTTGCAGATGGAAGCCAGGCGGGCTGGTCAATACCACATCGCCCTTGGCGCCATCAATACAGCAGCCAAGCTGGCGCAGCTCTGCTCGTGAACGGTAAGCTGGTACCAACGCATCCTTACAACTATGGCTCAACGCAGGGATAGGCTTGGCCGCTTTGCCGGAGGTGGCGGTGGAGGTCCAAAACTAAGTGCCTCACAAAAAGCAAAGGCTGCCAAGGCAAAGGCTGCTTATGGCGTTCGCGGAACGGGAAGCGGTCAAGCGAAAAGTGCTAGTAGCAAGGGAATGCAAAGAAAAACAGCTCAAGCCAAAGCAAATGCTCAGCAAAAGGCTGAAGCCCTCGGATCCCTTAAAATGGCATCATCAAATTTACGATTTAGAGCCGCTCAAGCACAGCGTGGACTACCAAAAGGCCAAGGTCTTTCCGCAGAAAGATCAAGCGCGGCCAAAGCATTAAACAAAGACAGAAAAGCCCTCAATGAGGTTCGTCGTCAATTAAAACCAAAGCGCTTTAAACCAGCTAAGTGAGCATCCTTGCGGCAGCCCGTGAAGGGCATGTTTTGCAACAGCTCAATCACGGCGGCGAGCTGACGGATGTCGATAGCTTGCTAGCACGTATCAGAAGCGATCTGCACCCAGGTCAGCTTGCGTTTGTTGATGACAGCAGCACGCAGATCCTTGGCATCAGCGCAGGCTATGGCGCTGGAAAGACACGGGCGTTATGCGCTAAGGCTGTGATGCTTGCCGCTGCTAATCAAGGCTTCATCGGTTTAGTAATGGAGCCAACTATTCCGTTGATCAGGGACATTTGGCAGACAGATTTTGAGGCATTCCTTGAGGCGTACGAGATCCCTTACACCTTCAGGGCGTCTCCGTTGCCTGAGTACATGCTGCACCTGCCAGGCGGTGATACCAAAATCCTGTGCCGATCATTTGAGAACTGGTCACGCATCATCGGCTTGAACCTTGCCTGGGTCTTGGCTGACGAAATCGATACTGTCATACCAAGCATTGCTAACAAGGCATTTCCTAGAATCCTTGCTCGCTTACGCTCCGGCAACGTCAGGCAGTTTGGCGCAGCGTCAACACCTGAGGGCTTCCGCTGGATGTGGAATACCTTTGGCAGTGATGACGCAAGGGCTAGACCTGATCGGCATCTGATCAAGATGCGCACCGCTGATAATCCCCACCTGCCGCCCGACTTTATTGATCGTCTTGAAGCCAACTACGACCCCAGCTTGCTGCGTGCATATTTAGACGGTGAGTTCGTCAACCTCACCACCGGGCAGGTTTATGACCGCTTCGACCGCAACAAGCACGTACAACATGACCTGCCTGACACTGACCGCGAACCGCTCCGCATTGGCATTGACTTCAACGTCGGCAATATGAGTGCAGTGATCGGCGTTCGCATTGGCAATGGCCTGCTGATCATCGACGAGATCTCCGGCGCCCATGACACCGACGCGCTGGCTGCCGAGATCCGTCGTCGATACGCGGATCGCCGTATTTACATCTACCCAGACGCCAGCGGCGGCAATCGCAGCACCAATGCAACGCAGACCGACATTGCAATCCTTGAGTCCTATGGCATGTCCAACCAATCACCCAGGGCTAATCCTCCCGTTCGTGATCGGGTGGCTGCTGTTCAGGCTCTGCTGGAAAACGGCAAAGGGCAAGTCCGGTTACAGGTCGCGCCGCAATGCAAGCGATTGACTGAGTGCTTGGAGCTGCAGTGCTACACAGACAAGGGGGAGCCTGACAAGGATGCAGGCTTTGACCACATGAACGACGCCTTGGGGTACTTGGTCTGGCGTGAGTTCAACCCGCTGCAGGCGAACGCTGGCCGTGGCACTGGAATTAGGCTATATTGACGCCACCAGCGAAGTCCCCTGCTGGGTGCTGCCAGATTGGATAAGGGGCTGCGTGCCTCCCAGTGGAAACAGCCAACTGAAACTGAAGTCGGCAACACGGAAGGCTGGTCTTTATCAGTCGCCGTCCCGAGGGATGGTTCAGGTCCACATGCGTCGGGCAGGAGAACCCTCACAAAAGTGGGGGCTTCTCTGTTTTTGAGCTATCCTAGCGACTGCCCACCTTTGAGCCTACTCATGCTCGTCGGTCAAGATCTCATCAACAAAGTAAAAGAGCTGAGCGATCTGAATAAATCAGACCTCGTTCGTGAATGTGGTTACGTCAAAAATGACAAGGTATGCTTCACTCAGTTTTATGAGGCGCTCCTTGAAGCCAAGGGGCTGCAGATGAACGTGCCTGGCAAGCGCGGTCGTAGCCTGACCTATAAGACCAAGGTGCAGTTCAACGGTAAGCTCTCCATCGGTGAGGGTTACGTGCAGGAGATGGGTTTTAAGCCCGGCGACGAGTTTGAGATCAAAATTGGTCGCAAGTCCGTAACGCTAACTGCTGCTAACAGCGAGCAACCTGTAGCTGCTTGATTCAATGACCTTTTCGCAGACTGCCTACAGCAAAGCACGCAGAAGTGCAGCAAAAGCCGCAGGGATGTGTCAAAAATGCTATGGGCAGCCTGCGATCATAGGAAGAGTTAACTGTCAACTATGCCAAATGCGCGTGCTAATACGTGAAAGCTTTAAGTATGATCGAAGGCGTAAAATGCCAGGCTCAACTGCCGCTAGAGGCAGTTGCTATGTAGATCAATTTTCTGCATCTGTTCGAAAAACTTGGACTGAGCAAATACTGCAAAAATGGACCGGCAGATGCTATTACACAGGTCTTTTGATTGAAGTAGGCTCTACTGCTGGTCTTGACCATAAACTACCAGTTTCAAGAGCCGCCTCTTTTGGACCTACAAAAGTATTTCACCCAGACAATCTGGTGTGGGTTCATAAATCAGTAAACATCTTGAAAGGAGACATGACAGCGGACGAGTTTGCGGTATGGCTGCGCCAGGACCTTCCCGCTGCTTTGGCGACAGTAACAGTCGCCGCCTAAACTGATTCATAGCCTGCGCGTATCAAGCTGTGTATAGCGGATACAACTATTACGACCGCCCGCTAGCTCAGCGGACTGTCACGCAAGTCACCGATCCGAACACGGCATGGTTCGCGCAGGAACCTCACTGGATATTGATTGAGGATCTACTGCAGGGCACTTACGGGATGCGCAAAAAGCATCGCCGTTACCTGCCGCAGGAACCACGCGAGCTGGACGAGTCCTATGACAATCGCCTAGCTCGTAGCGTGGTGCCGCCCTTTTATCAGCGCCTTGAGCGCATGATGGCTGGGATGCTAACCCGTAAGCCCGTGCGGCTTGACGACACTGCCGACATCATCCGTGAGCAGTTGTTTGACGTTGACCTGCAAGGCAATGACCTCAACGTCTGGACTTATGAAACAGCCCGCAAGATGGTCCGTTATGGGCACGTTGGTGTCTTGGTGGATGCACCGTCTGATGGGGGTAGACCTTACTGGGTGACGTACACGCCACGGCAGATCCTTGGCTGGCGTACCGAACAGCAAGAAGGCAAACAAGTCCTGACGCAGCTCAGGCTGTCAGAGATTGTGACAATACCTGACGGCATCTACGGCGAGAAAGAAGTGCAGCAGGTGCGGGTGCTAACGCCTGGTGAGTACCAGTTGCATCGGCAGAATGCTACCGGCGATTTCAGCGTGGTAGACGAAGGACGGACCAGCTTGTCCCAGATCCCGTTCAGCGTTGCTTACGCCCAGCGGCATGGGTTCCTTGAATCGCGCCCACCGCTTGAGGACATTGCCGAGCTAAACCTCAAGACCTACCAGATCCAGTCAGACCTAGACAACCAACTGCATATCAGCGCCGTGCCGATGCTGGCGTTTTATGGTTTCCCGTCTGCTGCAGAGGAAGTAAGCGCCGGTCCTGGTGAGGCGATTGCATTTCCTGCTGATGGTCGTGCGGAGTACATCGAACCGCAGGGCAAGAGCTTTGAGGCGCAGTTCCGCCGCTTAGAGCAACTGGCAGGGCAGATCAACGAACTAGGGCTGTCAGCAGTTTTGGGGCAGAAGCTCAGCGCCGAAACTGCAGAAGCGAAGCGGCTTGACCGTAGCCAGGGTGACAGCACCATGATGGTGATTGCACAGAACGTGCAGGACCTCATTGATAACTGCCTGCAGTTTCATGCGCAGTTCATCGGCAACGCCACCGCTGCCGGCAGCTCTTACGTCAACCGTGACTTCCTTGGCGCACGCCTTGAACCGCAGGACATCCAAGCTCTGCTATCGCTTTACACCGCTGGCACCATCAGCCAAGAAACCCTCCTGCGTGAGCTAGCCGAAGGCGATGTCCTTGGCGATAATTTTGATGTAGACGAGGAACTGGAGGCAACTTCTAATGGCGGGCTTGATTTACAATCTGCTGAACAGGCTGATCGATTGGTTGGTGGACTGGGCGATAATGCTGGAAGCGAAGACCCAGAAGATGCAGATACCGCCGAGGAAGCAGGAGCTTGATTACACGATGTGCAAACTGCCGGATGAAGTGCTGGCGGTAATACGACTGACGTGGTACAAAGACGGCAAGGCCGATGAAGTGGACGAGCTGCGCATTATGGAAGACGGCCAGAATGGTTACGACGCCTTCGCTGCAGCGGTGCAGGGTGCATTAAAGCGCGGCGCTAATGTCAGCATCCGGTCGCAATACAAACCTGACCAGTTAGGCATCATCTGATGG